TCTCCATTTATATCCCAGTACCCTAAGAAGTCGTTCCTATATTCCCACACAAGTTCTGACCACTCGTCATTTGAATGAACTCTACCACCTGTCTCTACCTCCTTTACCTTACTCATAATGAATTGCATAGTCTTCCTAACCTCTTTATCAGTGTGATTTACAACTCTGTGCACGACAAAGAAATCATCTACTCTATATGGAAAGTCTGCACCACCCTGTATACTGTATTTAGATGGTGGCTTTAGGTATCCATATTCATCTATATTCTTTCTAGGAGACTCTGATGAAGGGTGTGCCATTATATATACTGAACAATACTTCTCAGCAAATACTCTTAACTCTGATAATATCTCATTATTAAAGCTATAGCCATTGCCTGTAACCTTAAAGAAGTTATAAGGGTCAATCAGCAGGGCATCTATACCAAACTCTTCATACAATTTTTTACCCATATCTATAACATCTTTTATGGAGTAGTGTTTTCTGTTTGATATAATTTTAAAGTTATCCCTAGACTGTATCTTATAATCCTCAAATAGTGCTGAACTAGTGTTGAATTGCTTTATCATCTTTCCCGATGAGGCCTCTATCAATCTCCTCCTAGACATAGCAGTTCTATTCTCAGGCATTATCATTCCCCACCTCCAACCATGCAATAGGTTAGATGCCACTGCCATATGCAACATATAGATAGACTTCCCCACACCATCATATCCCAACCCTATATTCAGAGAATTTCTCTTAAATCTAAAGTATTCGTCTAATTCTCTCCAACCTGTAGATAGGCCTTGCTCTATTTCATCCTTTCTAGCCTGCTCTAGATAATCATTTTCCTCTATATCGTCAGACAAGAATGTTAGTTTATCTAGTGACTCTTCCCACTCCAATTCCTCTAGGAGTTCTTTTGAACTAGCCTTTAGTTTTTCATCTTCCACACCATAACCCATTTCAAATAATTTGGCATAGGCTACATCGTATCTGCCACCACACTCTAACTCTGCAAATATGGCGTGATTATTGTATGGCCTCTCTTCCTCAAAGTGGTCTTGTGATGTAGTAAAGACATACAGGAACTTACCATCCTTGTGGTATCCTGCAGATATCCCATCACTTATATCTTTGTCGGGCCTTGTTAAGTTAATCCATTCAGAGTCTTCACTGTGGACAGTCCAACCATTATCTACAAGTACCTCTATCCCCTTATCGGGAGTCCCATTGTACTTTGGAAACTTCCTAAAGTATATCTTGTCCTCCTTTGATGACCTCTTATTTGCATCCTTAATTACAGTTCTATTGAGTAACTTTGCAGATACAAATAATTTTAGTCTATCCTCAGGGGATATGATAGGTATATTATCAAAAGATCCTTGTAGCAGTGTATAGCCTTCAGATGGATAGCACTTAATGTATCCTCCCTCTCCTCTAGTCTCTATAACTGCCTTACCTTCATGGCTCTTGGCTAACTTTTTAGATGAAGATACATCCTCACATCTATATATCATGTGATAACCACCCGATATAGTTTCTTGCACTACAAGCTTTTTTAAGAGTTCCTTAGGTATCTTTGACTTAAATAGTTGCATAACTACCTCAGGCTGATTAGAGTTCTTTAAATCGAAATCTATGGCCTCTAGACCACCCGATGCTATGCCTGTACTGATACCAATTCCATCAAACCTAAAGTTATCTATCTCTTCAAGAGTTATAGGCTCATTGTGCCCCTCTCTTAGAGGTATTTTATCCTCACCAACTGGAACAGGGTTTAACCCATAGCCTAGGTACTCTTTAGCTATCTTTCTTCCGTTCTTCATATTCTTTTTGTAGCCTTTTATTTAATATAAAATTCTTTGAGTGTGGCTTACCATCTTTCCAATATTCGGGGAACGCTATACTTCCTTCAAACATAATATTAAAAAATTCATATCCCTTAGGTGCTCCACTACATGGACTCATCTTATTCTCAGACTTAAACCAAACTCTCCTAGCTTTACCTCTCCAATCTCTAACTTGCTTTCCTCTAGTATCGTACCATGCTCCATCTTCACTATGCATTTCCCCTAGACTCTTATAGTAAGACACAAATTTATCACCATCTATCATATGTCCCTTAGATATTGCATATTCTTCCACCTCTAGTGGAGTAGGCTCTACAAATGTAACCACCTTCTTAGTGGTATTTATGTTAAGCTTATCTAGTAATTTTTGAATATCTTTTGGGAGTTCATCTATAGCCCTCTTTACCTTTAAAACAGTTGAGTCTGCCTTAGGTACTTTATTGAAGTGGTCGGGGAGTATAAAGTAAATTATATCGTTTACTTTTTTTACATACACGTACTCACTATTTATTAACTCTTTTGTACTGCCCCTAATTTCGTCTATAGATAATCTTAATTGCATACTAGCTATCTCTAAGTTAGGCATACATACCCCGACAATTGATATATCAGGGTATGTAGCTAAATAAATATAAAACAATTTAGAATTGTTGGATAGGTGTTGAAATATTAGGTTACCCCACAGCTTCCCTATCTGTATTGCCATAATTAAAATGGTAAATCATCTCCTACTTCTTCTTCCTCTTCAATAGGCTCTAGGTCTTTTTGTTTGTCATTACCACTATCACTAGACTCAGGTGTACTGTCCTTGACATCATCAAAGTATAGTTGTAGTCTTTCGTCCTCTGCAATAGCTAATTCAGACTCTTCCTCTGACAACTCATCTACAGACATACTTAGAGTATAGTACCATACAGGTTGCTTAATTCTAGGGTTCTTTTTTAGCTTGGCAGTCAATTCCTTTTCTTCCTTCTCTGTAACATCTACATTACCTTTTTTACCTCTCTTGGATAGAGGCCCCTTCTCTAATGTAATTACATAGTCATAGAACTCATCGTTGGTGTGTTCTGTTTGAAAATCAAACCAACACCCTAGAGATACACCACTTAACTGTAGATTACACATCTCCCACTCCCCATCGAAATTAACTAGACAGAATAGGTTAGCCGTGAATTTACCATTCTCTGCCTTAATAGTGTCCTTAATGTCTTTATATAATCCATTTGCTAATTCATGTGAAGTCCTTACATTTTTATTTGTAAGTGTATAGACTTTAAAAGGTTCTTTAGCCGTGCTTACCACATAATTAGACCTTATCTGTGCACCTATTTTTTCAGACCAACCACCGATGGAAGACCTTATATCTAGGACAATAATCTCTAATTTGTCTAACTCTACATTGTTGCCCAACTCTTTGTCATAGTAGCTGAATACACCTGTCTGACCACTAAATGTTAAATACTTTTGCACTGGTGAGGTCGAACCACCTCTTCTCTTTGTTCTGCTCATAATCTTCTTTAATTAAATTAAATTTTAGTTATACTTTTCTTTGAACTGATTAATCTTTACTCTATAATAAAATAAGGAATCTAGTGTTGACTTTATATTCTCATCACAATTCCTTATCCTCTTCTCCAAGAAATCTATACTCTTCTTCAGCCTAGACCTCTTTAATCTGTACTTAAACGAATCCATGTCGTTATATAATTTCTCTACCTTTTTATGGTAGTTCTCTACACGCTTACAATCTCTAGCGTGTGCAAGTGTATCTGCCCCTTCTACAAAACCCATAAGATTTAGTACCTTCATATCTTTCTTAGATACCTTGTCGTACATATCTCTAAACCTAGTGTCCTGTATGCGATACATACCTTCTACCAAGCTAATCTTAAATCCTTTGTAAATTTTAAATTGTGTTTTACCCATTGTGAGTGGTTGTATTGGGCACGAATTATACCACTCTTCAAGATTATTCATTTTATTCATATTTTATTTTTTAGTTTTGCAAATATAGTAAAAAATATCGCACCTTGTTAAAAAACACTGTAATATTTTTTAAATAAATAACAAAATTGTTATAATCTTTATCCTCACTATATTGACTTCTTGCAGTGGTCTTTTTCAATTAAATTTAAGAATCTTACTAAAAAATCTCCACCTTTTGTCAAATTACCATCTCTCTCGGCTATGCCTAGCACCCTAGAGATTGTATCCTTTCTGTTTCCAAACTTATATAATTCAATCTGCTCTATCTTGTACTCGTGGTTGTCCTTTATAAGTAGCCTATTCATAGGTACTTGGAGTATCACATTTAGAAATACATCTATAATTGTAGCAAATAGCAATAAAATTTCCCCAAACACTCCTAGCGCTTTCCAAAACTTTTTCTTGATGAAGGTATGTAGGATATGCTCTATAATACCCCAAATTAGTAGTGGGATAAAGCTTAGTATAGCTACCCCTAATAATAATGTACTTGATAATAATTTTTTCATAATTTAAGTTTTAATAATTCCCCCAATAATACTTCAACCCTACATACGCTTGGTGTCTCCACAACTGCTCTATGTCAGTGGCTCTCTGTTTATTGAGTTGAATGGCTACCTTTAGCCAATCGTTTAGTTTATAGTTTACCTCTAGGTTGAATGCGTAAGACATGGCATCATTAGAGTAGCTTGTCTCGTGGTATATCTGAGAGACTGCCATACCTACTAGTGCAGATAACTTATCTGTAATAGGTATTTCTTGATCAATTTTCATCCATGTCCATTGCTGATACCCTAGGTAGTTAAATGCCTCGTACTCTGTCCCAAGTCGGGTGTATGTTCCGTTATAGTAGTCACTAATACTTATCTTCCAATTCAGCTTTGGTGGGTTTACACTGCTCCCAAATACTGCATTCCTTCCATCTATCCACAACCCTACTTCTTGAGACTGTGTGAATACAGAGTAAAGTAGGCACAATATCACTATCACATATTTTCGTATCATTGTTTATAGTTTGGTTATTTTAATTTTGTTTGTTTTACTTTCCATCTCATAATAGTATTATAATTTTTTACTCATAAGATATACTACAGCTACAATTGCAATAACTCCAACAACTTTCATTAATAATTCTGCTAAATTTGCTCCAATTTCTATTTCCATAATTTATTTATTTTTAAAA